TTAACGACCTAAAAAAGCAGTCCTCTCTAGGATCTCTAACTCAGAAATTAGTTAAAGAAGTGGAGAAGATGAACACTCAAGGTGGATCAGGCGATGATCGTCTATGGAAACCTGAAGTGGATAAAACAGGAAACGGTTATGCCGTTCTCCGTTTCTTACCAGCACCAGAAGGGGAAGATATCCCTTGGGCAAAAGTGTATTCACATGCATTTCAAGGACCAGGTGGTTGGTATATTGAGAATTCTTTGACCACTACTGGTGGCAAGGATCCAGTTTCAGAGCACAATCGTGAACTCTGGAATAGTGGTAATGAATCTGATAAGGATGTTGTTCGTAGACAGAAGCGTAAGCTTTCCTACTATGCAAACATCTACGTTGTAAAAGATCCTACCAATCCTCAGAATGAGGGTGGAGTATTCCTCTACAAGTTTGGTAAGAAGATCTTTGATAAGGTTATGGAAGCAATGCAGCCTGAGTTTGAGGATGAGTCTCCGATTAATCCTTTTGATTTCTGGCAAGGTGCAAACTTCAAGTTGAAGATTGTTAAGAAAGATGGTTACTGGAACTATGACAAGTCAGAGTTCGATGCACCATCACCTCTCTTAGAAGATGATGATGCTCTAGAAGCATTGTGGAAGAAGCAGTATTCACTTGCTGCTGTTACTGCACCAGATCAATTTAAGTCATATGATGACTTGAAGAAGCGTCTGGATTATGTCTTAGGACATAAACAACCTACTCGTCGTTTTGATGAAGAGGTATCTAATGAGGATAATGATCGTGGATCATTTACTCCTGATTTTAAGAGTAGAGAACCAGTCGCTGCTGCACCTGTAGCATCTGCTAGTTCGGATGAAGATGATGCACTAAGTTATTTTCAGAAGCTAGCTAATGAGTAACTAGTAAAGTCTAATATTTTCTCCTCTTTTAATGGTTTCACTCACATACTGAGTGGAACCATTTTTATATGGCATGATGTCTTGCATATCATCTAAGAGTATTCCTAGATATCTATTTTTAAGTATAAATATATTTCTTTTTTTATTTTCTTTTTCTTCTTCCCATTCATAATTTGTTACTGGTTTGATAGCATCCTTTACTTCTACTAATGAATCTTGATAGTAATCAAAATATGTAGTTGTATATGTTGATGCTACATGCAGTCCTGCTGGTACTATAACAACTCCTTGACTATTAGTTACTTCCGTTGTTTCGTAATGATGTATGCTAGAGTATAAGTTTTCATATGTTTTATACTTTTCTAAAAGAACTCTATCAAAATCGTTTTGTGGTAGAGGCCATTCGGTTTGTATGTTTACAATATTGTTGGATAATAATATAACCCAATCCAAATCTGCATTATCATATACTTCATAAGCAACATTATCTGGTCTATCATCTCCTTTTATTTCATATTTTGTAAAGACTGTTACGTCTTGGAAAATATCATCTCGAAGTTTTCCTTTCTTAAAAAGGTTTTTTACTTTAACATAATCAGATATTTTAGACTCAGGGAGTCTACTTACATAATCAAAGTCTGGAATTTGTCTGAAATACTTTGACATTTTAGTAACCTATAGTTGAATCGCCATCATCGGCATAATCATTAGAAAATACTGGTTCGAGTTCTCCGAAGCTCATTGTTAATTCGTATGCTGTCATTATACCATCTCTATATGTAGAGTAGTTTCCATCTGGTGTATAGTTAACATTAAAAGATTGCATTGCACACTCTTTAAATTTGTTAAGGTACTTGTGAGATTTACCTTTATGCATGTACTCAAGTAACCATGTGTAAGGAGCTTTTAGAAATAAACCATTATCTTTCTTTTTGGCTGCCATACCTTGTTTAAAGAATCTAATAATTTTTATTAAACCTTTTGCTTCTTTAGAATTTCTTGGTGAGAACTTAAATGTAAAACCAAAACTACGTAGTTGTGGTCCACCAAATAGTAGTTCCATATTAGGATTCATAACTAATCCTTCAGTTCTTGATAGGTACTGAGCACTATCTGTTCCTGTTGCTGCTTTAACTACTTCTGCTTTTACTGCTTTTTTTATAGATTCTGTATTCTTTGTAATCGCATCAGCAATACCACTACCATCACTTTCTAATGCTTTACTTGCTAATGCACCTGCCATTGCCTGTGCAGAACTCATAGATTGCTCACCCCAGTTAACTGAGTTTGAGTCAGAGATACCACCAGGAATAGGAAGTGTTGCAGTTCCTAGAATCATACTATCAGTAATACCATCTTTAGAAGTTAGTCCTGACATATTAGTTCCACTAACATCAAATTCTCTTGGTCTAAATTCCACCATTTTAAATTTTATTACATCTTGATCATCTGTTCTTAGTGCTTCTGGAAAAACTAGAGTGCCATAGTCTCTTCTCCTACTAGTTCCTTTCTTTGCTCCAAACATATTAAAAACTGCATCACGAACATCAGCTGATGCTAATGGGGTAGATGAGTCTCCTGTATCATCTCCACCTGTTGCTTTATTAGGCCATAATAAGTTTAATGTGTTTGCTGTTGCTGCAGAAGGATCTACTCCTAATGCTTGTTGTGATTTATTTGATACGATTGTTGCCGATTCTTTTACTGATTTTATTCCTTCAGGGCTTGAGAAAAAATCTCCTTCACCATCACTAGTTCCTGATCCTTCTGTTGCTGTAAACGTTCCTGTTTGAGGATCAATAGTACCTATAGATCTATCATCTGCTGCTGAAGTACTGGGTACAAAAGCACCTTCTACATTAGGATCCGCTACTGTAGTACTCTTAAGAGTTATTTCTCCAGTTACTGAGTCTATTTGTGTGTAGTAAGGAACGTTCTGTAGATGTGAGTAGGAAAAATTACCACTATCTCTGCTTCCGTATGTTGCCATTCTACGAGGTTTTTATTTATTTAGGATAAATTTTCCATATGGTATTGCCATTAGATCATCAAGTTCATTATATTGAACAATATATAATTGTCCTGCTAACTCTTCCCACGTATAGTTTCTGGATTGTCTCCAATGAAAGTTAATACCTTTAAATCCCCATCTCTCTAATGAAGTACATGCAATGAGTGGGTGTTGATCATATGTTTTACCAGGAGTCTTAGCATTATATACAAAGGTATAGAATTTTCCTACCTCTGGTATAGGTGTTACCGTATCATTTAATAATTCCATTATTTCTAGCATCATTTCTTCAGGGTCGTCGGTTCTGAGGTTTATCTCATTCCCTTCGATCCTGTTTATATTTTGATCAAATTCTTCATCAAATACAAATTCTTTACCATGAGTGTTTGTCATGATCTTATACCTAGTTCTCTTTCTGTAATAATTTTAAACTCGACACCATGATCTTTAGACCATTCATTTGCTGCTGTCCATTTTGCTTGGTTAGTAGCATAGGTTTTGCATTCGTACATGTATGATTTAGTCACATTCTTTCTTTTCTTTGGTGGTTTTGTTTGTTTAAATGGTTTGACTTCTATTACATATGTTTTAATCTGACCCGTATTCTCTTTTACTTTCATAATAAAATCTGGATAGTATCTGCGAACTTTTCCATCAGGAGCACGGTAGGGTATAAAGAATTCTTCACTTCCCCACTCTACAATGTTTTCATTTAGATCACAGTAGTTACAGAACCTTTCTTCCCAAGAACTGCGACAGATAATATTATGGACATTACCTTTATATTTTCTTGGATTGGATGGTTTATAAAGACTTTTCTTACTCTCAGCCATTATACATATTATATAAGGTAAAAATTATTTATAGATGGCTAGCCCCAAGTCAGTTTCGCAAATTAAGAGTGGTCTTCTTAGACCAGCACTATCTTCTCATTTTGAGGTTCAGATTCCTGTACCAACTAATCTTAGAGGAATACTGGGAACTAATCAGGAGAAGCTAAACTTGATGTGTTCAGAAGCTTCATTACCTGGTTCTTCTCTTGCAACATCAGAAATTTCTAATTCGTATCATGGTGTTACTGAGAGACATGCTTATAGAAGAATATATGACGATAGAATTGACTTAACTTTTTATGTAGATGCTGAAAACTATACTCCTATTAGATTTTTTGAGAATTGGATATCATATATTGTAGGAGAAACTGATAGGGATGAGATGAAAAATACAAATTATTCTTATAGAAGTCAATATCCTGATGAATATATTGCTAATCAGGGATTAAAAGTTATAAAGTTTGAGAGAGATTATGGTAGATCCTTACAGTATGAATTTATTAGAGCATATCCTTTAGCAATAACATCTATGCCAGTTAGTTATGAAGGATCTAATTTGATGACATGTAATGTATCGATGACCTATATTAGGTATATTGCAAGTCCTATTCACACTACTGGTGTTAATGTACCAACACCAACACAACAAGCAGGATTTAATATTGGAGGATTTCTTACTAATGCAGCAGCTAATTTAGTTGATAGTGCTGTTACTACTGTAACTGGTAGTGATACTGCTGGAGATATTGCTGGTACAGTTGCTGGTGTTGCTGCTGCTAATGCATTAGGAATAGCAGTAGTTACTGGTACAGATGGTGTCCTACGAAATGCAGCAACTGGAGAAGCTATATAAAGCCCTATAAATAAAGTACACTGAATTGTATTAGGATATTATGCCCTTACCAAAAATTGCGACTCCGACCTATGAGTTGGAGCTACCATCTTCTGAAGAGACAATTAAATACAGACCTTTCCTTGTAAAAGAGGAAAAGGTTTTGGTAATTGCCTTAGAAAGTGAAGACAATAAACAGATCACAAATGCCATTAAAGCAGTATTAAAGAGTTGTGTTCTTACGAAAGGAATTAAAGTAGAGAAACTTCCTACTTTTGATATTGAGTATCTCTTTCTCAACATTCGTGGTAAGTCTGTTGGAGAAGAGTTAGAAGTTAATATTATTTGTCCTGATGATGAGATAACTCAAGTCCCTGTTACTATTGACTTAGATGATATACATGTTCAGAAGAATGATGAACATACTACTCAAGTAAAAATTGATGATAATATTATGATGGAGATGGCTTATCCTTCATTGGATCAGTTCATTAAAAATAATTTCGACTTTGATGAGAAGAATGCAATGGCACAATCATTTGATTTGATTGCTCAATGTATTGATAAGATCTATACCCAAGATGAGGTATGGACATCTGCTGATTGTACTAAGAAGGAGATGAGTGAGTTTCTTGAGTCAATGAATTCAACTCAGTTTAAATCAATTGAGAAGTTCTTTGAGACTATGCCGAAATTATCTCATACTATTGAGGTAACTAATCCTAAGACTAAGAAAAAAAATGAAGTGGTACTTGAGGGATTAGCATCTTTTTTCGGGTAGCAATGGTGCATATGGATCTGGAGAATTACTTCAGATTAAATTTTGCTTTGATGCAGTACCATAAATATAGTTTGACAGAGATTGAGAATATGATGCCTTGGGAACGAGACATTTATGTGGGACTTCTTCAACAACATTTAGAAGAAGAAAAACTAAAGCAGCAACAATCTAATGCCTAAAGGAAGACCAAATTCATATGCAGGAGGAGGCTTTATAAAGTCTATGAGGGAGAAACACGAACC